CCACCAGATAATTGATAAATAGTATCTGCTGTTCCAACAAAAGTAAAAACTATGTTTTCATTATTTCTAAAACTTCTTGCTCCTTTAGCATTTTGTAAAACAGTTGATGTACCACTATAAGGTACTAAACCTTTTACAGGCTTGTAACTGGTAGCAGCATAAAAAACATTTGTTGCCACAGTTGCGCCAGGATTTAAATGAGCAGGTTGGTCAGGCAACCATTCGCCAAAAGGTAATTGCATAATATTTTATTTAATAAGTTGTTTTTGCGTAATTACTAGAAAATGCAGAAGCTACTGTGTCCTCACCTCTTTGTACTAAAGGTGATCCACTAAATTGATCTTCTCTATCATTTATTTCTAATCTTTCTAAAGCAGTACCGTACATTTGTTGCCAAGTTTGAACTTGTTGAGGATTAATACCACCTAAAAAATTTGCTGCATGAAACAATGATCCATACAAATAAATTGCAGGATGACTTGTTAAAATATAATTTGTTGCAACGGAAGAACTTAAAGGACTAAAAGATTTGTAATAATTTATAACACCAGAATAAGTTCCATCAGGTTTAGGCATAAATCTAAAAGTATCACCTAAAATTGTATAGCTAGAAGGACAACCTTTTGAAGATGATCCTGCAGTTTGATCCATTTGTGAAGGAGTCATATATCTTAATGGAAGTTTAGTTTCTCCACTTAAAATATAAAAATCTCTTACTTGTAAAAATCCTTCTGGTAAATCCTCTGTTTCTGCATCTATTGTAATTGTAGATTGAGAGATCATTGATCTAACTCTTAATTTAGAATTTAGATCAGCTTCCGTTAGTTTAATAAAATCATCTTGAATTTCGCTAGTAAGATCACTTCTATTAAGCCAATTAGCTATTGTTGTCTTTAATTCTGTGTACGTTGATAATGCCATTATTATAATTTACCTTCTGCAGTTTTTAGAAACTTATAATTAGAGTCGTTTAGTTTTGTTTTTAAAATTTTGTTTTGTATATCTCTAGGAAGGCCAAACCAATTACCATCATCATTGCCTAGATATTCTTTACACCATATTTCCAACATTAAAGTTGGGATTGTTGCTACTCTTTTTAATTCTCTACTTTTAGAATAACCATCATTTAAAGTTAATAATCTTTTATTAGCTTTTAAGATTGGCTCAACATCAATGGATCTTTCATGAATAACAGCTTTGTCTGAATCATTATGAAAAGTTTCAGTAGTTAAACCATTTCTTTCAACACCAAATTTTTTCATCTATTTCCTTGACCTTTGTATCTAGTAAGTTTCATTTGTCTTTTTTCTGACTTATTTAATGACTTCTTATGCTTACCTAATTTTGGTGGCTTATCTCTTGGTGTATAAGAACTAAAATTTTGTTTAGCCACTACGCACTCATTTGAGTAATAGAAATTTCGGCACTACCAATGAAAGCAACTTTCTCACCTGGAGAAACTTTAAAAATTTCTGGTTGATCAGCTGGTATAAAAATAGTTGAAGAATTAGCAGTTGCAACAGCAGTTGGATTTGCACCAAATAAAATATATATATCTGCAGTTGATGCTATTCTTACATATCTAGTTTGTGTATCAAATGCTGTAGATTGTGCTGATGTTCCACCACTTGTTTTACCTTCATGTTTTGTTGGTTTTAAACCATAATTAAAACTCATAATTATTTACCTTTTTTTTTGCTTTTTGATTTTTTCTTTTTACCTTTTTTCTTAGGTGGTCTTCCTTTTTTAGATCCGTAAGTCCCCATTCCCATTGGCATAATTTATTTCCTTTATTTAATTGATTAGTTTTTGTGGGGAAGTATCGCTAGACAAGATCCCCACAAAATTTGTAATTATCTTCTGATAATAAAAGTTACAGCCATAGCTGATGTATTTGTTGATCCACCATTAGTGATAAGTTCAACAGCACCATCTTCTAATACATCATTTGCACTAGTTGGTGATCTAGTTATAACTCTATTAGCTGATCCTGAAGCTGTATGACTAATTGCACTTCCACCAATTGCAACTCCACCTATTTCAAAAGAGATAGCTGCTGTTCCTGTAGTTACAACTGCATTGTGTGTAATAATTTTTCTAATTTTACCACCATCAGGTATAGCAACAAAAGTTGATGATCCTGCTGATACGTTTGGTATTACTCCAGTAATAAAATAATCGTTTAGTGTTCTCATAGTATTTTCCTTTTTTGTATTGCTTCGTTCCGATTATAAAATCTTCAAAGAAAACAAAATTATTGATTGAATAATGATGGGGAAATTAATCCCCACCATTGAGTTACATAAAATTATGCAGTAGTTAAATCAGCAACAAGACCACTTGCTGCTTCATTTCTTGATTCCAAAGTGTACTCTGCTAATAAGAAATTTTTAGAAGCATCACCAGTTTTTGCTAGTTCGCTAAAAGTGAAATCTCTTAAGAAAGCAACTGCCCACATATCTGGTTGTAGAATGTAAGCTTGTCTTGATCTTGAGAATCTATTTGGAACAACTTGCATAGTTCCAAAATCACCCTCATATACATCTATTGATGCTACAAGTTTCTTTTCTTCACTTTGCGTAAATTTAGTTGATCCACCTGTAAATTCACTGATTTTCTGTTTGTTAAAACTTCCAACCATGATCATAGAAGGCTCACCACCATTATTCCAACAAGAAGCTGAAACACCTTTAAGCATATCTTCTGTAAATGCTCTTTGTGTTCCATCAACCCTAACTGCTCCACCACCAGCAGCAGGATTTGCACCATTACCACCACCAATGTTAGTGTTAGTTCTCAACCAAGAATCAACTGGCCCTAATAATCTTGCTGTTGCGTTAGCACCATTATTTCTAGCTTGGTTGACACCACATAGATTGAACTCCATATCTCTTTTTAACTCTTTAGAAGCTTTTGAGATTTGGTAAGCCATTTCTGAATTTCTTCCTGCTTCAGAAACTGCATCTAACGTACCAGAAACAATTACAGGTTTGCTAGAAATCTGCGCTCTATTTCCAAGTCTAACTGTTACTGTGTTCCAACCATTAGGAAAGGCAACTTCATCACCTTCTAATTGTGCATTCGCTGCAGCATCAGATAAATTATCTGTCTGCCATTCATGATTTACTGCTGTTGCTTTTGTTTTGCCTATTCCTGACATAAACGGAGTTTCAGTCGGTGAGATATTATAGATTATATCTGATAAATCTTCTCTTTGACCAATAGCCGTATAAGTTTGGAAAGTATTTGTTATAATCGCCATTTTTATATCCTATTTGTTTGAGTTGTTAATCATATCTAAAAATATACTGGTAGCATCTTTTTGGCTTCCACTTCTTTTTAGACGACCAAACTTTTCTTTTCTTTTAGACAAACTAATATCATTGGCATCTTTTTTAACTCCTGAGGAAAAAGGTCTTGAAGGTTTAGAAATCTTTTTTGCTAAATTCGGTTTTGAATTTTGCAGACTTCTATATTTCATTGCTTCATTCACCAACATTATAATTCTATGATCATAAATTTGTCCTACTTCTTGGTTATTAAAACCATGAGAGGATAAAAAACTTCTCATATTATTTTTTAATGATGAGGCCTTTGTAGGATCAGAAAATTCTGGCATTTTATTTGTCAGTTTATTTTGTTGGTCTTGCAAATAAGAATCAAATTGAATTTTTTGTTCACTTTGAACTTTTTGCATAGCTAAATTAAGTTTTTCTTGTTTTCTTCTTAACTTATGCTCTACTTTCATTGCCTCACTTGGATCATCTTCATACAATTGTTCTAAATCCACATTACTAGCTTCATCAGTTAATTGTTGTTGAGTTGTAGACACTAAATTATTTAATTCGTTTAAACGATTGGAATAGTCTAGTTTTTGCTTTTCAGATTCAGATTGAAAGTCTTTTCTATTATTAGAAAGTTCTTCCGTCTTTCGTCTGTAATCAGCATCCCTTGAGTAACCATTTCTCAACTCATCAAGGCTAACTTCAAATTCTTGTCCATTTACTTTTACTTTATGTAATGGGGAATCTTGTTTCTCTTGAGTATCAATTTGTTCTTCGTCTTGAGATACGTCTTGCTCCAAAACATCTTCCACTTCTTCGG